CGAGGTCGTAAACCCACCCGTTCTCGTTCGACGTGATGAAGAGCTGATTCCCGCCGTCCCCGTTGCAACTAATTGTTGCCGGCTCATCCCCCGGAACGCCAAGATCGCCACGCACCGCGCCGGTAGGGATCAGCCCTCCCGCCTCGGAGATTTCGACCAGATACCGATTGACGATGGCGAACTCACGCCCGTTGATGAAGATGTGCGCCCGGCCCGGCACGTATGCCACCTTCGACTCGAAATTACGACCCTCGGGTGTAGGCAGCAGCGTACCGATGAGTTCGACGCCAGGCGTAGGCAGTAGCGTAGCCGGCGACGTGGCGTGCTTGTCCTGCAACGCTTCGGGGAACCAATTCACCGTGCGACTACAGTCAGCCGTCAGGGCCTGGCTCTCGTAGCTCGCCCCGATGAAGCCCTTGAAATTCATCGCCGCCCGAACAGCATCGAACTGTCGATCGACATGTCACGCATCCGCACGTTGGCGTTCTTCACGACCATCTTCGCCTCGCGCGCCTGCGTATAGAGCTCTTGGCTCAGCGGCTTGTCGTACGAGGGCCCCATCTCGACCGCGAGCCCCTTCACCAGCATCCGCCGATATCCAGGCGGCAGCGAAACCGCCGTGCTGAGCAGCGCGAATTCGCTCACCTGTAGCGGCGCGTACAGCACCCCCACAAGCCCCGACACGTTCGGCTTGGGCCACAGCGAAAGCGAGCCGGTAGCGAACGTCCCGTTGTAGTAGTAGGCAGACGGGGTGCCGGGCGTAGACTTCTCGGGCAACACGGCCCAGGAGTCGTCAGTGAATGCCTCGAGCTGAACCTCTGCATTCGGCGTGACCGCCGAGTCGTAGACGCTGAAGTGGTCCACGAAGACGGGACGGGCGACGTTGAAGTTGCCACCCGTCCCGACCGTGTAGACCTGCGTCCCCGAGACGAGCGCGTACGTCGTCCTCGAAACGGTGTACATCGTGAGCCGCTCGGCCGCCCACCCGTCCACCATCCGGTTCAGCGCCGCGAGCCCGGACAGCGCCTCGCCGGCAGACGCCACCTCGCCCGAAGCCAACACGCCCAACTCACGCAGCGCGTCGGCTACGATGTCCAGAGCCGTCGTCGCCATGACGGCCCCTTACGCGGCGTGCGACCTGGGACGCCCCGGACGCCGCTTCTCTGGCACCTCCGCGACGTGATCGGGCGTCGAGTCCTCGACCGCCTTGGCCTCGGCCTTCGCGGCGTCGGACATGTTGCGATCCTCGTACGCACGATGCGCCGCCACGTCGCCGACGCTCCGCTCCTTCGCCTCGAACCGCTCCAGAGCTTCCTTCGGGGACGGGCGCCAGCCCTGCTCGAACGCCCTGATCTGCTCGGCCTCGTTCCGCACCGTGAGCTGGCACGTCGCGTTGTACGACTCCGCGGCGCCGGGACGCGCCACTCCGTTCAGGGTGAACAGCGCGTCATTCGTCTCACACACGCTCACGATGCCGTCGGGGCGCTTGTGGGCCATGTACAGCATCCGAGGGAACTGAGTCCACGGACGCTTCACGTTCCACTTGGCCAGCTCGAGGCCGTATTCAGACTCGGGGTTGATGACGACAGGCATAGTCCTCCTCTACGTCGAAGACATCGGATCGTAGGCGACGGTGCGGATGCCGAGGGCACCCACGCCGTACGTAGCCGTCTGCTTCTGCCACCATCTCGAACCCACGGTGTCGCCCTGGGCGAACCACACGGTACCGTTGATGGCGTTGATGTAGGGACTGATCGGGATCGCCGGCTCAGGTGCCCCCACGGGGTCCGAGCCGTAGAACTGGTCAGCGCGTCCGATGGTGATGGTCGCCCCCGAGTCGTGCTGCTGCGCGGCAGTGCCGTCCACCCCGCGCAGCACGTTGACCCAGTTGCTTACCCCGAGGCTCACCACCGTCAGCAGCTCCGTGTCGATCCAGAGCCGAATGTCGGGGGTGAGCCCCGAAGTAGACGCCACCAGCACCTGACGGTCGCCAGAGTCCACGCCGGCCTGCAGCGTGGTCGTGGAGAGCGTCACGGTGGCAGGCATCGATTACCGCTCCACCCAACCCGCGGTGTACTCGAACGAATGAGCCCCGGACTGCGAAGCGGCCCACTGGACGAGCTTGAAGTTCCCGCCCGGCAGGATGACCACCGGGGGGAAGTGAACGAACGCCGCGATGACGCCAGTACCGGCCATCGTGATGCCGCCGGTGGCGGGGCCGTAGCCCGCGTTGCCGAACGCGAACTGGTACTGGTCCTCGACCACCGAGACGGTGGACCGGACCCGCTGGTGATCGATCATCCGCTCCGAGGCGTGAGCCGTGGCGACGACGGGGCCAAAGCTGACGACCGCTCCGGTCGTGTTGGGGTTGTCGCTGCGGCAGTTGACCGACGTGGCCACCGTGCCGCCGGACGTCTTGCACGTCGCCGCAGCCTGGTCGATCCACGCCTCGAAGTCGGTCGTGGTCGCCCCGGCGCCGATCGCGGTCGCGCGGAGCCGAACGAAGTCGAGCGTGATGCTCTTGGTGGTGCTCCCGTTGAAGATGTGCAGCAGCGGCTTGGTCGACAGGTCGGCCGCCACCGGGGCCGCGTGGCCCGCAATCCCGGTGCCGTGGGTGACGTTGTACGCGACGAAGTACGAGCCCTCGTCGGCGTACGCTTGCAGCTTGCCGGAGCCGAGAGGGACGGTGTACGCCTCGAGGTACCGCCCGGTACGGCTGGGGAACGTGGCGAGAGCCGAGGAGTCGGCGTTTGCGCTGGAAGGGAGAGTCCGCTGGATTGCCATGTCAGTTCCCCCTTAGCTCAGGACGCCGGCGATGTTGGTGAGCGTGCCGCTGGGCTGGACGACCAGCTGCCACAGACCCTCGACAGCCACGAACTCGAACGTGCCCGGAGCGGTCGCGTTGATCGTGATCACGTCGTAACTGCTCCCGGCGCCGCTCAGCCCGCCCGTGAACGTCAGGACGTGCTGTGCGACACCGTTGGAGCTCACCAGCAGCCGGCAGCCGGTGAGATCCTTGGTCGGAACCGGGAAGGTGATCGTGTCCGCCGTGGTGCCGTTGAGGATGACGTGGACGTCCTCGCCGGCCACCGGCAGCACGAACGTGTTGGTGGCCCCGGTGTAGCTGACCATGCGGCGGGGCCGGATGTTCTGGTACGTCACGGTGGCCGAGACGGCCGGGATCGGGAAGTCGTTCGCATCGCCGTGCGTGATGCTCGCGCTGGTCGCGTGGGCCAGGGCCGCCGTGCCGCTCACGCCCCGGATGACCGGGACGCTCGTGGACGCGGCAACGTAGCCCTTGGAGACCTGCATCATCTCGTCGTCGATGCGGAGGAAACGACCCTTCGCCAGACTGGTAGCCGCGGCGACCGTGAGGACGTTGGCCGAGGCCGTGATTGCGCCCGAAAGCGTAGTCGTTGCAAGAGCCATGTGATTGCTCCCTTACCCCTGAACCCGAACGGCCCACTCGGGCCGCACGGCAGCCGCGCCGATCAGGATGTCCAGCCGGCTGGGGTTCTGGTCGGTGCCGATCTGGTACTGCTCGACGTACCGGATCGAGATGCCGGCCGACTTGGACCGGACGAACGAGGAGGTTGCTCCAGCGCTCGGCTTGTCCAGGTCCGCCATGACGAACGCGAAGGCGTCCGGCACGAAGATGAGCCCGGTCGGCGAATTCGTGGTGGCCAGGGCGCCGCCGCTCGTCGCGGCCCACACCAGGATCACCGCGCTGTCAGCCGGGGAGTTGCTCACGGTCTGGAGCGCGCCAGACGTGATGATCGGGGGGCTGATCGGCAGCGTGTCCATCTCGCCCGCCGCGTCCGCCGTGTCGGCCGTGACCACGAACTGCTGAAGCCGCCCGGTGCTCTGGTAGCCCTGCGGGTTGACGGAGAACACGCCCGCCATGGTGAAGATGTCGCCGCGCTTCAGCGTGGAAGCGCCGGACGCCCATCCCTTCGTGTTGAGCACGGAGCCGGTCTGGAGCGCGCCGTCCACGAGCGGAGTGGCCGCGGTGAACGTGCCGGTCGTGTGGACCGGACGGTTAGCGTCCTGATACCACTCGGAGATGCCCAGCTGCCCGCGCCCGAGCTGCCCCTTGGTGTAGTTCTCGGAGATCGTCGCCGAGGGGTTGAACAGCGTGGTCGTGGAGTTGGCCAGGGTGGCCATTGCCAGCTGATCGAGGCACGCCTTCCCGCTCGACATGAGCGAAGGGGCCGCCATGTCGGTGAGCTTCACGCCGGCCTGGAGGTAGGTGAGCGTGGCGCTCGGCGTGGTGCCGGGCGTGCCCACCGAGTTGAAGACCTCGCGGTAGACGTTCTCGAACGCCAGCCGATCCGCGGCGCTGGCGAGCGTCTCGGCGGCGGGCATCGTGTAGCGGTTGCGGATGTCGTCCAGCTCGGTCGTCGCCTGCGCGCTCGAGTACGAGAAGGCGACCTGCTTCTGGTTGGTCAGGGTGATCGGGACGGTGCGGTCATACAGGTTCTGCACCTGGAGGGCCTGACCGTCCATCGCAACGAAACGCTGGGGGAGACGGGCGTTGACCGTGTTTCCGACCTTCGCGCCAGCCACGATGTACTGGCTGTCATAGGTCTTGTTGACGTTCTTGATGAAGACGATCTCGTTGAGGTAGTTCCGCCCGACTTCCTTGATCACCCAGTCGGGCGTGGCCAAAGTGTTTGCCATGAGACTCTGCTCCTAAGGGTACGCACTCGCCTGCTGGCCTCTGGCGGGCCTGCTGGCTGGTAGACTCAGGAGCGGGTGCCAGTGAGATCGGCTACCTGAGTGCCCTTTAGGAGCAGCTGCGCGGGCCGGGCTGTATCCCGCGTGCTGAAAACCTGCATCCATCTTACTCCTACGTGT